GGGTGTTTCAGATAGAAAGGCTTTGGGTGTACTTGCGCAGGTCCCCTCCGAAGAGTCAATACATACATTTGCGCAAGTCCTGCAAGACACTACGCCAGGGTTGGCGCCAACTCTCACAAAGAACAACTAAGCGACGTTGATTACATTTGCTGCAACTTGTTTTGGGAAGATTTTGGGTCCTTCCAAGGGTGGGCCGCCGGCGCACGTGGTTAATGGATTCGACGGTTGGCGACCGCCGAAGTTCTGCCAGAGCACGATCTTACCGGTAGAGACCTCGTTCGGTCCATTCACACATACTTCACCTCCTCCAACCGGGACTTATTACGCGAACTTGTGCCGGAGCGTTCAAGCGGTGCCTAGTCGGGCTTAGTGATCGGTGCTATGGAGACAAACTTATCCCAGATCAATTCCTCCCCCCCAAGGTCGGATGTTTATGTTGCAGCACATCGTCTTGTGCCTAGAATGTGAGCGGTGGCGCCAGTTCAGGCGCGCTTCGATCCTCCCAACTGCTGTCAAGCTCCAGTGGGAAGTCCAGTGCTACAGTGGATTTTAAGTCCCAGTTGTCGAGTATACGCTCCATCGCATGTTGTTCAGCGACAGAGACACCCCACACGGTCTCGAATGACTCGCGGGCCTTCGCGGTGACAGGGCGTTCTTTTGCCCCATACACACGTTCTTCGAAGGTACCGCCCGGTCCAAGTTCGCAACTGCTGCGGATTAAGAGGCCTGTGTTCTCAAAGTCAAGCCTCTTGAGTCGTTCTCCACGACCCATCCGTTTCACCGCAACAGCATACGACTGGAGGACTGGGACCCCGGCATTCAGCGACAGCTCACAGCTTCCAACGGCGTTACACATCGGACGAACCAACTTAGGAACGTTCCAATATTTCACACCAGAGGTGCCGTGGGCCATCACCTTGTTCCAGGGCCGAATCATTTTGGGGCCATCGATGGTGTCAACTACCTTTGCTTGGCAGAAGACGATGTCCTCGATTCTCTTGGCCTCGTTCTCCAACTTTAGCTCCTGACCGAACCCGAGGAATAGGTCCGGTAAAGCAGCCCGCACGACATCCGCCAATGCGCCGGGCACGAAAAGCAAGCAGTCATCACCGTCGTCGAGTATTTCAAACGGCACCCCCATAGACCGCATCGCGGCCTTGATCATCATGAGCATACTGGCGCAATTGAGTATTGCAGTTGTCATGTCGCCAGACATTCGTCTCGCCCAACTCAGCCAGTTTGCATCCCTGGAAGAGCACCTGTTCTTAAGTTGAAGGGCGAGAACGTGTTGAAGCTCTGGATCATTGCACATAGCCAGCAGAAGCGCATGTTCGTTGCGCAATACTGGAGCCGAAATGTGCTGGTCCCATCGCGAACAGTCCAGCGAAAAGCACACGAAGTCATCAAAGACCTCGCACTTTTGCTGTACCAGGGCAGCTCTTTCTCGTTGATTGAGCCCTTTCGCGATCTCTCTCAAGCCCCGCTTGCTGGTTGACTTATAGATGCGTTTCTCCATGGGCCTGGTATATTTGGCCAAGACAACATTGTATCGGAGTCCGCGACACTGAATCATTCGCGGGTCCGGGTTCTTTTTGTCTTGCGGATTGAACTTCTCGGACTTGATGAAAGCCTTGACCTTGGCATCGCAGTCTGTGAATGCTCGATGTTTGAGCGATTCAGCAGCCTGTTCATACCGCGGTTTCCGGTTGTCCTTGAAGCTGTCACAAACTTGCCTTTCGGTCCAAGGAGTGACTAGGCCGAGTTTCTTCGACCATCTCTTCCGCTCTGCACGAAGCATGCGCATCCCGGCAGCTGTTGGTTGCGGGGGGGAACCCAAGACTCGGTTAGTCGCCGAAACGACTTGATTGCACACACAATCGGCATGAGTGTTGCATAACCAAAGTCCTGGGATAGGGGGCACCATCCTGACTAGGTGGCGCTTGCTGGAGTGGTCCCAGTGAGTTTGCAGGTCCGGTCCCCTCGAGGGTGCAGCCACCTCCGATAGTTCTTTCGGATAGGCGCAAACACCCGGAACCCTCACTAGGCACCCCTAGGCCGATGGTGGCAAAACCCACGAGCGGCCGGTGACATACTTAGTCCACTTCGCTGCGCGAAGTGCTGTGATGCCACTCACCGCTGTGAGCCCGATTACCGCGGCCGCGGAAAATCGTCCTCTGCAGAGGGCTGCTGTCATGCCCACTGCACCAAGCAGAGCTCCGCCGAGCTCACGTCTGTCCCAGCCGGCCACCTCGCCGGCGACGACCGCATTGTGTTCATCAACCGCGCGCTGGAATCGCGGTGTGCGGTACAGGTCGGCCATGCGCTCCTCCTCTTCTTGGATCTCGATCGCGCGTTGAATTGCGCGTGTGGAGACGGAGTACATGCCGACTTCGTCGTCGTGCCCTCGCTTGCGGAGCCATGTCATGGCTCTTGGCATGAGCGTTGCCGCGGTGTCCCGCGTACGCTTACGCATGAAGAGTAGACCTGATAACATACCCACGAGTTGATTGTAGTCCTCGCGGGGGTCTCTTGGTTCTCGGGCAGCAAGCTCGGGCGCCGGATCTCCTCCCGGCGGCTCACTGCTGGGTGCCCTCCCAGCAATGGACCCTTCACCGTCTAGATAGACGATGGTGGAGTCGTGGGGCCGTTGGCGTTGGCTCCGCAAGCTCTCCATGGACGGCGCTCTTAGTGCCGCCTCATATGGCGGTGGGGCCGCCATAATTGCCACTCGCTCTTCTCTGGACACGGACTGGTCCTGATATCGAGCGGGCCGATTTTGTTGCTGGCGTTGGTGTTGCACGCGCATGTAGTTGCCTTGATTCGCACGCGGATCTTGACGTTCTTGTCTGCGTTGCTGGACCGCCTGTCCCCCCCGGCAGCCACGCCGTGGGGTTGCGTCTTGACGACGCGCAGCTGTCGGCTCTTGCGAGCGACTTGAGGTGGGTTGGTCCTCCA